ACGTAAAGCCCTTAAATAACTCGTTAGCCTCTACGATATCCCCGGAGGCTTCCGTTACTGTATACAATATGTCTAACGAATTATCGAGAATATAATATACCGACATTTTAAACGTTCTTTAAGTCCTCTATAAGAGAGCTCCAATATCGACCGCTTTTTAAGATATATCTATAGGCTGCATAGCTCGTTAATACTACGCTAAGTAATAAGCCGTAATCGTTTAAAAGGTAGCTCTGTTCCATAGGCCTAAAAGTACTTATTTTTTCGGTATGTACTTCGATTTTTTCTTTTTCGATAGCAGGCACATATAGCGTTTCGGGTATAGATACGGCTACCTGCTCTCTGTTTTTTGTTTCGGGTTTTTCGTGCTTCATAAACAATATAGACTCAGTACTTTCGTACGTGACTTTTTCTGTTTCTATTGTGTCCGACTCTATACAGGCTGTAGTGTCTAAAGCCTCTATAACGGGTTTCTCCGCTATTAATTTGCCGTGGTTTTTACAATCGAGTCCTTTTAAATGGAAAACACATTGTACGGTTAAATTAGTGTCGTTATCCTGTCGTTTCATTGTCTTTTTGTTTAGGTAAGTATCCGGCCGCTACCATTGCCGAAATTATAGCGGCATAAACCTCTATAGAAATAAACTTAAATATTAATCCAAACGTCGATATTAGCACTATTACAGAGCCGAACGTCGTTCTCCAATGCTTTAAGATTACGTCTATTACGGGCTTATATTTATTAGAGTTTCTGTTCCGTTTCATATATTTAATATACGTATTTTCGCCTTACAAGTTATTTAAAATATGCCACAATACGAGGGATATACAGTAACGCGCTCCGACCGGGAGGGTAAGAAATATAAAGCTGTAGACGAAAACGGGAATGAAACGCATTTCGGGGCTTCCGGATACACTATAAAGCCGGGTTCGCCTGCAGGCAATTCATATTGTGCGCGTAGTGCAGGTATAGACTCTAAGAGGGGTAGCCCTAATTGGTGGGCTCGACAGCTATGGAGCTGTAAAGGGAGTAAATCTGTGAGTGAAAAACCTTTTTTTGGTTTAATAGATTTACCTTAGTAACTTAGTACCGTTCATTTCAATAGTAGTTTAGGCAAACGGAACGCAGTCTTTATTAGGCTGCGTTTTTTTATGAATAATACAGAGCCGCTTCCTCTGTTCTGCGTAAGGTTAGGCCACGCAGTTCTTTTCCTCCGGCTTTATTCCACCTCATAAACTGTGCTTTTATAGCCGGGTCTTTAGCATTTGCTTTAGCCAACTTTAATAGCGTAGATTTTCGAAATGCGCCAACTCCGATATTATAACAAAAACTAACGAGCGCGTCGAATTGGTTTTGGTTAATAGAGCTTCCAAGCGCGTCGTTTACCGCCTTTTCGAACTCCGGAAGTTTAGCTAACAACAAGGCCGTACCTTCCTGTAAAGCGGAACGGTTGTCTGTTCCGAGTACGTCTCCTAATTTAACCTTACGCCCGTCTAAATACGTCGTGTTTCCGAAACCTATCGTAGCAACACCTGCCGCACAGAGGTACGCTTTAGGACTAAAGCCCTCGAATTTTTTTATTAATGCAAGTCCGTTTTGTGATGTTGCGTACATTACACGTAAAATTCAACCTCGATAAGTGTTCTTGTCATTAATCCGTTCGCGAGATTACCGGTTTGTGGGTTGGCTGTTTTAACGCTTATTTGTAAAGTATTAACTCCCGACGAAACAAGTTCTGTCGAATAGCTAACATTTGTAGACTGCCCGTTAGTAATTCTAACAACTGTTTTATCGGGGTCAACTATCCATTTATCTGCAATAATAGTTCCATTAATAGTAAGGTGGTAATGACCTGTTCCAATAAAAGTCCAAGCGTATGTTGCGGTAACTCCGGTAATATTAAAATCAGACTCTATAACTGCGACCTCTGTTGGAGCGTTCGTTCCGGTTTGCGAAATTAATGCAGAATATTTAGCATAATAAAGCGGTAACCGTCTATACCCGGTTCTACCTATTCCTGTTCCATTTGTGGAGTAAAATTTATTATTAGTTAAAAGAGGCGCATAAATAGCATAAACCGTTCCGTCGTGCCCTTGTACTTCGGGGTTTATTGTACTTGAATTAACCTTGCCCGATGTAAGTGAAGTAATTGTACCGATTAAATTGCCTGCAGTTGCTCCGGTATCTTGGTTTTTCAGATATAAATCCCCACCTCTTAAATACAAATAAACGGTTTCGTTATTCGTAGCGTCGTAAAACGAAACGGCACTATACCCTCCGTAGTCCACTCCAAGTCCAATTATGTCTCCATTTGCGAAACGAAGCGTTATAACGCCCCCTGCGGCAACGTCTAACTCTACGTCCCCCGTAACCTGTCCAAGCCCTGTAAACGCAGTACCTCTTAGCGGAATGTAGTTTAATAAGGCATTTAACGACGTTATTATTTCAGATAGGTCGGTCTGTTTAGAGCTTCCGTCCGGACTCTGTGTAGTATCTGAAACGTCCACTACATAGAACTTGTCTCCGGTTTCCGGAGCACTTAAGAAAGGGAAGTTAGTAATAGGTTCGCCTGCCATTTTTTTTATGTTTTTTTCTGTGTAAATATACTTATAATTAACAATTATCGAAGCAGTCTAACGAATTGGAAACCACTTCTATATTAAAATCTACAGAGACGCAGGCGTATTCGTAGTTTCCCGGTAGGGTTTTAACGTCCTCACTATATCCTGTAGGTATTACTTCATAGGACATTAACTTAGCGTCTCTCTTAAACTCGGTATCCATTCCGGATATTACAAACGTAAGCTTATTGGCTACGTAATCTACCGTATCGGAAGCGTCGCATAGTGCTTTATTTCTTTTAACTACAGCGTGAGCGGTAAGAGGGAAAACCGTCTTATAGGCATAGCTGCAGATAATAGGACTTAATACCTCTATTTTTGAAATTTGCACTTTAAAAGCCCTACTCCAAAACAGTGTAGCGTCTGTGGTGTCATAGTCCGTTACGCGCATTAATTGCCCGTTATTTTCATAGCATACCCACGCTGTAGAGCCCTCGTTTAAGGCTAACTGAGAAAGGCCGAAATAACGCGTAAACAGGTTTAAACCGGATATGCGTTCGTTTAACCGCTGTATTATCTTCGAAAGTAGTGTCATTTTGCGTCTATTGCGTTTTTTATTTGTTCGGCTATTTCCTCCGTAACTATCGAAATAAGAAAGTCTATTTCCTCTTTTGTGGGGTAGAATATCTGCCCATATTTGGCTTCTAATCCACGTATTTTTTCTACTTCCGTTTGGTTTATTAGTATAGAGGCTGTATTCCCCTCCGTAAAAACGGTTTCCTCTACAAAGCTTCCTTTTAAACGTCCCGTTAGTTCGAGCGGTAGCTTTGCGCTTGTATCTTTTTTTAGCTGTGCGTACCCTCCGGAAAAAAATAAGCTCTTTATAGGTTCGTCTCTTTTCCCTACTTTAAATTTCGAGGGGGCATTTCGAAGCGATAAAGGCGAAATGTAAAGTTCCTCTGTAGAGTAAGGGCGCGTAGGTAGCTTCGAGCCTGCAGTATTAGTCCCTCCTTTACTGCCCACTCCGAAAATACGCGCAAACATTTCCGTTTTTAATTCCCTTACGCCCGTATAAAACGGTATAAAGGAGTCCTGCCAACTTTGGTAAAGCTCTCTTAAGTTCTCGTTAAGCTGTGCAGGTGTCGACATTACGGTAGAACGGTTGTATATATTAGATTTCTACGACAGTCCCAACATTTCGGGTCGTTCGGTAGTCTAATATTTTGTATTAAAGAGTTCATTTCGTCGGTATAACGTCCTACAGCGATTTCCCGTGCTCTTAAAATTCCGGAGTTAGCCTCGTTATTAAGCCCGTTGTTTATTCCTACGGTTGTATTAACGCGTTGGTTCGGGCTAAATGAAAGCGCGTAATCGTATATTTCGATAGCTGTGGCATAAGCCAACGGTAACGCTATTAAACCGCCTATAGAGCACAGCCATTGTTCTCTGTCGCACGAGACGTTATAAGAAATAGACATACCGAACGTATGAGTAATATTAGAAACGGTCGCTACTTTACCCGTTATAGGGTTTATAGTTAATCTAACTCCGGTAGACTTAACGTAAGGGCTCGAAAAAGCCTCTTTAACGCCTCCGCTACAGGTAGAGCAGCTCGAACTACCCGTTACTGTGTATTTCGGTACGTTGTAAAGAGACTCATAAACAACCGCTATGTCTACGTCCCTTCTTTTACCGGAGTATGAAAACGCTATATATTGGTCGTTGTT